AGTAGTAATTCCAGGAGCACCTGGTTCGAATTTAATAGTGCCATAAGTATAATTACTTCCACCATCAGTGATATAAACTTCTGATACTTTTCCAAAAGAATCTGTTGTTACTGTTACTTTTCCCCCGATTCCGTCTCCTAAAATTGGAACATTTGTAAAAGTTGAAGATGTTGGATTGTAATTTATTCCTCTTTGTTTTATTACAACAGAGTTTATTTTTCCATCTATAGCGTTCTCTTTTGTTGAAATACTTTCACCAGAATTTCCCCAATCTTCTGGAACTGGAATATATTCAATTGAATCAAATTTTACAATTTCTGATGGTTTAATTGTATATAAGTATTTCCAAATATATCCATCACCAGAAGTACCTGCAGATCTTGGTTCTAAATCGATAAAATTTGGTTGATCATATGATGGTCTTCCATTTTGATTTTCTGCATCAGATCCATTTTGCAGACAAATATAAACTCTAAGATCTTCATTGATTACATAATAATTTGATTCGTAAAGATTTGATTGTTTTGTTATGGGAGTTTTATTGTAAATAGTATAGTTATGCTTATACATTTCATAAGTTGTCCCTGCAGTCCAGGTTACTTTTCTAACTACTCTACGAATATCATCACTAGTCACTTGCTTCATAGCAATAATCGTATCTTTAATGTCATTTTCTTCTTTAAAACCGTCTAAAGGAGATGGTCCGGTATTCCAATTTGCAGATCCTCCGGATCTTGGATCTGTTGAATTTGGTTGTCCAATAAATGTATAATAACGATTTAAAGTTTGTCCAATACCAACAATACTTTTTACGAAATTCTCGGCATTTAATATTCTAAACTGATCAGATATAATAGCAGGCATTTTAATAGTAGTTTTTATTTATTTATTTACCTTTGAATAATCCTCTAGTTCTGGTTACTTCTGGTGCAGACGATAAACCAACCAATCCATTATTTGTATTTATCGTAAAATTATTTGGAGATCCAATTCCTCTATTTTGATAATCATAAATTTTACTCCAACTATATCTTCCATAAAAACCATTAGATTTATTTGATGGATTTGCATTAACTATAATTTTATCCACATAACCAGGACCAGGTAAAAACTTACAGAATACAGTAACTATACCAACTCCAGATACTTGTACGTTTTCCGCACGATATACGCCATCAATAAATGTATTTGCTGTTCCGACAGAAGATATCGCATTATTTGTGGTTGTAATGCCAGTTAATGCATGTCCACATTGAACATTGCTATCATAGATTACAAAATAATCACCAGTCGATATTCCACTGTAAGTAATTCCATAACTATCAAGAGCAGAATACCCAATCCCCAGTGTGGTATTGTCATAAGATTCTGTTTTTAATCTGAAAATTAATTGAGGAAGAGTTGTACCAAATCCCAAACTTGTATCTACTCCAACAATTGTACCAAAATCTCCTTTTGCCTTAATAGAGAAAATTTGTTCAATAAGTGATGTGTCTGGTTCTATTAAAACTTTTGGTGGATTATTTTTATTATAACCAAACCCAGGATTTTGAATTGAAATCGAAGTAATAATTCCAGAAGTTACACTAGAAACTGCTGTTGCAAGATTATATGCAGAAATAGAATAAATTGAGGTTGCTCCTGTTCCAACTAAAACATATCCATCATTATTCGAGATATACAGAATATCTTTTATAGTATTTAATTGATTTGTTGATCTATATGTCCAATACTGTAAATCAAAAGAATAATAAAGATTTCCTGTAGAATCTAATAACGTATACATCGAATATGTATTATTATAATCAATATTGACAAAATTACCAGTAATATTTGGTATTATTTGTGCCCAAATATCTCCAATTAACGATGTTAATATAATATTTCCATCACCAACTACCACAAATCTTGATCCATCCCAAATAATTTTATTTAATTTACTAGATGCAATTGTATTTGTATTCCAAAAAGTACCATCCGTTGACGTAGAAGATGTACCATCATCTCCAACTATAATTAATTTTGATGCTCCATATGCTATGGATCTAAAATTACTTGAAGTATTTGACGGTATCTTAATAAATGCAGTAGAACCAACACCAACAGCAGAGAAAATTGCTCCATTATATCCAACAGAAATCCATTTATTAATATCTGAAAAATAGTCTACACTAGTTAAAGATGAAATATAAGAACTTTGAGATCTTGTGACAACTCCAAATAGAGATGTTTCTTCATATTTTTTTAATTCAATCCAAGAAGAAATAGTTGTTCCAAAACCTACTGTAGTAACTATTTTTCCGTAATCTCCAACTGCAATATAAGTATTTGTGGATGCAAATGCAATAGAGTTAAAATTTACTGTTTTGCTGAATCCTACATTTGATGTAAGATTATAATTTTTTGCATCTGTTGTAATAGCAACAACTCCACTTTGTCCGACAGAAACTATTGGACTACCATAAGTGACTGATAATAAAGAAGTATTAGTAGAAATACCAGAAGATGCAGACCAATTTAAAATTGGATCTTTTAATTGTACAGAAACAGATGAAATTGCAACTCTTGGTGAAGATGTATATGCATATCCAATTCCTCCTGTTGAAATTGCAATAGAAGAAATGGTATTTGCAATAGAAACAATTGCAGTTGCTATTGCAGGATTTGTGTCCCTATTTTCGATAATTAAAATATTTGAATCTTCTTCTGGTAATGAATCTACTATCGTAAATAGCGGAAATGCGTTATTTACGTATATTGAAGTATCTTCAATATTTACATTTTTGATTAATTTTGTTGTTGGTCTGATTGTTGAAATTAAACTTGGTCTTGCTTTGGATACTAAAGAACCATTAATAATTCTATCTTGTTTTTGTTTGATCCATTTAAGAGGTCTTTGTTTGTTTGTATCTGTATTGATTCCTATGCTATCATAATTATAAGTATCAAGTTGATCACTTGAAACAATTTTTTTAACAATTCTTTCAAATTGTTCAATATCTAAGTTGTCATAAATATTTTCTCCAATTTGAACACCATCTCCTTCTTTAATTGTTTTCACTGGAGTAATAATTTCAACATCCCTTGAAGAACCTTTAAAGAATAAAATACTGCACTTTGATCCAGATTTTGGTGGTTCTGTAAAAACTATTCTGCTACCTGTCAATGTATATGATTCATTTGGTATTTGTAAAATATCATTCAGGTATATGAATAAATTATTTTCCAGTTCTATATCAGATCCTGGATTTTTTTTCAAATCTATAATTTCAGTAACTCCAGTTATAGTTTGAGTCAATGTAAATTTAGTTCTTGTTCCATTGAAGTATATTGAAATATCATCAAATGATATAAATTGTCCAACAAAGAAACCACTAAACTTATCCGTTAAAGTTTCAGTTACAGTAATACTAAACTTACTAAATGATGTACCTATATTTGGATTTGTGGTTAATCCCACAACAGATAATACGTCACCAATTTTATATCCAATTCCTGGATCATCAATAGTAAATTGAATGATACTTGATCCAGAACCAACTTGAACAGAAACTTTTGCATTAATTCCGTTCCCAGTAGAACCATTTGTATAGGCAATACCTAAATTGCTATAAGGTAATGGTAAACTTATAGATACCGAAGGTAATGCCGTATTAGTATATCCAATTCCTCCATTTATAATAGACAATGAAGTAATTGTTCCTCCAGCCCCAACAATCGCAGAAATTGAAACACCAGATCCAACAGTCGATGCAATACTTACATCTGGAGATGACCTATAACCGCTTCCAGCACCATTCAACTTTATTGAACTGATTGTTCCGCCCGCAGACACAGAAACAGTTGCTGCAGCGCCAATTAGAGGTTGATAACCAAATCCAGTTGTAATTGCAACATTTACAATTTTTCCTGCGCTTGGGGCACCAGTTAAAAATTTAATTGTATTTGCATTTGGAGTATCAATTGTATAATCAACTTCTGGAGTTTGGAAAATATTATTAATTAAAATGAATGGTTTGTT